ATCAGAATGCAGTAATGATTGCAGCCAGGATCTTGGGTTACGGTAAAGACTATGAATTTAGTTACGGAGGACAGAAGCATACTATCGATTTGACGACTTTAGAAGATAGGGAATTTGATGAAAGCCTGATTACCCCTCATGTTAATGAATTCACTTATGAACTACCTTTCACAAAGACAAAGATTACTTTTAAAGTAATGACTGTTGGTGATGAAGAGAAAGTAAAAAAGGAATTAGATGGCTTAAAGAAAATCGATAAGAATCTAAACCCTGAATTATCTACAAGATTGAAGTTCATGATTACTTCAGTAGAAGGTAATAGAGAGCTAGGTGTTATCAGAAACTTTGTTGATAATGGATTACTGGCCAGAGATTCTAAAGCATTACGTGAATACGTTAAGAAGGTTCAACCGGATATTGATCTAAATGTCACTGTTGAAGTAGGTGGTGTTGAGGAGGACATCACATTACCGATTACTGTTAGCTTTTTTTGGCCTGACTTCTGAGCATAGAAAGCATATATTTGATCAAATACATCAAATAGTCTTTCATGGTAACGGAGGATATTCTTTTGTAGAAATTTATGAACTCCCTATTCATTTAAGGAAATACATATACCATCAGATAAAAGAATATTACGATACACAAAACAAACAAGACTCACCAGAAGAATTAACTTCTAAAATTAAATCAGGTACCGTTCAAGTACCGGATTACGCAAAAGGTAAAAAAACAGCATACAATGGATAGGCATCGTAAAACCGGTGCCTTTTCATATTTATAATATATGGCAGGTCTAGACGACAATATTAATAAAACCAATGCTAATCTACGTAAAGATGCTTTAGAGACAGCATCTATTGTAGAAGAAGCATTACGCTCCATAGCAGACAGCGTCAGTACAGCTTTTGAAAATGCTTTAGGGGGAGGTAATACAGTAGGTCAAGCTCTGGCGAAAGACCTACAGTCTAGCTTTAACAGTCTGGCAAAAATTTCAAAAGAAACAGCTTCAAATGTATCTAAACTACAAGATGGTTTATTAAAATCTAAAACTGTCCAAGAGCAGATAAATAAAAGAAAAACTGACGAATTAGCTTTAGGTATAAGTCTTGCTACTGCCCTAAAGGCAGAAGGAGCTGCTCTGTCATCTATTGATGATTTAATTGACAAAACAACCGGTGAATTAAAAGACCAGGAAGTAGTTTATCAAAATTTAAATGACTCACAAAAAAGCATTGTTCAACAATACTCAGAAGCTTTAAAATACTCAAAAGAACAAACAGAAGAACTAAAAAAGCAAGAGAAACAAGCTAAAAAAATAGAGGATGCACGAGAGAAGAGTCTAGGGGTTTCTGGGAAGATACTTAAAACACTTGGAGTAATAAGAGGATTAGGAGATAGTGCTAAAAAAGCACAGATAGAGCTTAACGAATACGCTGAAGAATACAGGAAAACTAATGAAAAGGGAGAATACCCCTCCAAAATGCAATCCTTAGGTAAAGCTATAAGCTTAACCGGTAAAAACTTTGTTAAAGACTTACTAGATCCAGCGATACTATTAGGAAGTACGTTAAATCTGTTAATAGAAGGCTTTCTTGAAGTAGACAAACAGACTGAGGATCTTGCAAGGAATATGAATATGAGCTACGATTCCGCAGCTAATTTTAGATTTGAACTTGCAAAAACTGCATTGTCTGCAGGCAGTCTGTATGTTTCCACTAAAGGATTAGCAGAAACTAATCTAGCAATCAACGGAACTTTAGGGACTAACGTTAAACTTACCGACGAAAATGTTATTGCTTTTACTAAGTTAAGAACAGCTGCCGGTCTCACTAACGAGGAGTTAATGGGAATTCAATCTCTAACTCTCACTAACGGGAAGACTTTAAATGAAAACGCTGATATAATCTTAAAACAAGCCAATTTCACCGGGAGAAAAAATGGAGTACTTTTAAATGAAAAACAGATTCTCAAAGGTATAAAAGATATTTCAGCAGCCACAACCCTAACTCTAGGTAAAAACCCGGGGTTACTTGCTCATGCAGCAGCAACTGCTAAATCTTTAGGGTTGGAAATGAGCCAGATAGAGAGTATCTCTAACAGCTTATTAGACTTTCAATCATCTATTGAAAATGAACTATCCGCTGAATTACTAACAGGGAAGCAATTAAATCTAGAAACTGCAAGATATGCAGCTTTAACCGGGGATGTAGCAACAGTAGCATCTGAGGTAGCAGCACAGTTAGGTTCCGCTGCAGAATTTGGTGAAATGAATAGAATCCAACAAGAAGCAATTGCTAAGTCTGTTGGGATGGGGAGGGAAGACCTTGCTAAAACTCTATATGTACAAGAACAGCTAAGAGGAGTTTCGGGGGATCAAGCTAAAATACAAGAAGATCTTATCAATAAAAGGATTGAGGAAGTTGGACTAGCACAAGCTCAAGCAGAATTAGCTAAAGGCGGTGTAGAATTACTAGAACAACAAGCCGGAAGAGCTACTGAGTTTAAGCTAGCAATGGATAGAATTAAGGAAGTAGTGGCTGATTTTGTAGCAGGGCCATTGGGACAATTCTTAACTAGCACAACCGGCATATACACAGTGATGGGGCTTATGGCAGTCACTGCATTACCAAAATTAATCAGCGGATTCGGTGTATTGGTAAAAGTAGCTAAAGCATTTAAGATACAGGAGATAGGAGCTGCTATTGCATCTGGTTGGACAGCAGCAATGTCTAGTCCTCAATCATTACTAACCGGTGGTGCTATTGGATTAGCACTAGGTGCCGGAATAACAGCAGCCATTATGGCTGCAACCTCAGAAGCAGATGATTTATTCTCAGCAGGACAAGGAGGGGGAGGTTACGGGAAAAGAACCCTACTTGCACCAGAAGGAGCATTTAAGCTAAACGATTACGATAATATTATTGCAACAACCAATCCGGTTAATGTTAATGATATGATATCAGGACCTAAGGGTTCTATAAAACCTCAAGCACAAACAACACAATCACAACCAACCAAGAGTGAGATAAGCATAGCACCTGCAAATACCCAAATAAACCTCAATCTAAACGGTGCTGCAATCGGCAATGCTAATGCAAGACAGGATTACGGAGTGGGCAGAGGATCTAAGACTTTCGGCGGTGCGGTAGACTATAGTGCACCTATTTAAACTGTAAGATATTTATAACTAAATAAGAACATGGGAATACAAGACATACTTACAACCAAAGGCTCAACTTATACAAAATATAACGGAGCTACACCACCTACCAACCCCCTAGCTACAAAGGCCTCTAAAATGCACGCAGATCTAGCTGGAACACCCGGGTATTCATTAGATGGAGCATCATTTAGTGTAGTTAATACAGCTTACATCCAATACGATGATGGTGATAATAACCCACTCCCACAGCCTTCACAATTAGATATGAACGGTAAAACTCCTGCAAAATATAAGAACCCAGAAAAAGGAACTACATACCCTTAATGGCTTTAAAGGACTTATTAACCGACCTATCGTCCTTTTATAAGGATAATCCCTACCAGGCAAAATATAAGACAAAAGCCGGGCCGGTTAATATTATGGAAACTCCTTTTAATCAAAGGAGCTTAAAATTTGGTAATGATAGACCGGGTGGAGGGAGTAGCAAACAGCCCTTTATACAAGAGCCTTTACCGGGGGTCAACTCTGATCCAAATGCACCATTCCCAGACTTCTTATTAAGAGACCCTAAAAATGCTTTAAACGACAGGGTTGATGATTTAGAAAGAATCGGCAAATTCCTTTTAACAACCGAAGGTGGTTTATTTATAGCCAAGCAGGAACTACTTTCTTTACAAAATCCAATAGTACCAGGAAGACCTAACAGGTCAACCCCAACCTCAGGATTATACAATCCGTTAATGACTCTTGCCCAGGTAGAAGCAGCAGGTACTGGATTACATATTGAAAAGCAGGGATTGTTTCCTATCTTCTCAAATACTGATAAGTATGCATATATCTACAAGACTGACCATAGTGCAGAAGAAAACAACAGGTTAACAATCCTCTATAACTTAAAAATAAACCCAGACCGTCCTAAGGTTGCAGCATCAGAAGCAAAAAAACTTGGAGTTTCTACCAATAGTGATTTAATACTTTCCTACTTAGGAGGACCTAATGTACGTCTATCAGGTAAAACAAATATAGGATTTGCCTCAGACGGACTCTCACCTTCTGCTATGCAGGAGAAAATTGACACTTCTTTAATAAACTCTCAAAATAAAACTTTAGATACTAGAATTAACTACACCGGATCTTTAGGAGTTTCTTATAAAGCAAGCGATCTAGGGTATATCCAAATAGATACTGGAAATACAGACACTAACAGTCTTAATTTTTTAGGACAGAATAGTGTTTATGCTCTAGGAGTTTCAAATACTTTCCCAACACCTAACTTAAATAATACAACAGGTAAAGGAGCTTATACTCTTACCCAGCAGCAACTAGTAGCTAGGACAGCTATCGGCAAAGTAGGAAGTACAAGTCTAACTAATATTTCCGATTTTAGAGAAACAATCAGAAAAACTTTTACAGAAGAAAAAGATCAAATAAAACAGGACCAACAAGGTTTAATTTTTTTTAACTACCCCAATAGTACTATAAACCGGGAACAGAGAGTAGGATTAGGGAACCCAGGAAAAAGAAGTAGAAATAGAAGTAAATTAACTGACTACGATAATGATACGGTAGATAGAATTAATATGCTACCTCTGTATTATGATAATATTGTACTAGACCCGGATGTATTAACCCGTGATTTAGTTAAGTTTAGATTCGAAGTTATAGACAATGCTAACCCAGCCTTTTCGACTTTTATCCACTTCAGAGCATTCCTAGGAGCTATAAACGATAACTTTAAAGCAGAATGGAATCCTATAAAGTATATTGGAAGAGGGGAAAACTTTTATAATTACAGTGGCTTTTCTAGGGATATTAGCTTTTCTTTCAAGGTACATCCACAATCAAGAGCTGAAATGAAATCAATCTACCAAAAATTACAGTACCTTGCCTCTTCTCTAGCACCAGACTACACAGGCGGTTATATGAAAGGAAACCTGGTAAGATTGACTATCGGCGACTATCTTTATATTGTGCCTGGCTTTATTTCAAGTCTAACTTACAATATACCAGAAGATGCAGCCTGGGAAATTTCATTAACAGAACCGGAAGACGGAGTAGATGTAGGAACAATGGAAACACCAAAATTCTTCGATGTTAATGTTTCATTTACACCGATTCACGATTTCGTACCTCAAGTAGGTAATAGTAAGAAGACAGCATTAATAACACCTGCTAGAGCAACCAATACCTATTTGGATACATTAGGTTACAATTCACAAGATAAACCTGGAAGAAATAATAAAATCTATAATTTCAATAATGACTACAAAAATGGCGAGTTTAGCTTTAACCAAGGAACAGGCTCATTAACAGATCAAGATTATATAACCGCTACTAATCTACAGCAGTTTGCCACCGGTGAGGTTATTGGAGTAATTAATAAAGCAACTCCAAGAAAGATAAAAGTTGAAGTAGGGACTATAAAAGGCTTAGATGCACTACTGGCACAGAACCTAAAACCACAAACACCGAAGAAAGCAAAAGTAGAGGTACCGCCAACCCCTGCAAAGACTAAGAAGAAGAAATAATGAATAGATACGCAGATACAACACTCTATAAAACCTCGACCGGGATTCAATATCAGGGACTAACCAGGTATCCAGAAATTTCATACGGGGAGGATGATGTTTATACTTTTCCAGTAGCCGGGGATAGATTGGATAATTTAGCATATCAGTTTTACGGTGATTCTTCACTGTATTGGATTATTGCAGCAGCTAACCCCCAGATTGCATATAATTTACTTTACACAGTACCTGGAGTACAGTTACGTATCCCCTTCCCAGTTGATAGAGTATTAAGTAGTTTTAATGAAATAAACAATGGTTAAAATATTAGGATTGCCTTTTGACGGGTATGTCGACAAACAAATAGGAATAAGACAGTCAAAACTTGCCAAGACTCAAAAAAGCCCGGAAGATTTAGTTGTATTTAATTCTAATACAGCCTGGGTAAGATTATCCTCAGGAGTTAAGATAGAGCCTGATAAAGCATTAATATTAAAAGATAAATTAGGCATATCCCAGGATCAAATAGTAGGAACAGGATTAGCAAGAAACTTAGTACTGTGGGCAGGAGTTTCAAGCTTTTCAACCGGATCTGATAGTGTTACATTAAATGAAAGACCATCAGGGGTAGTAGATAATCAATACCAAGGCTACGGCTTAAAAAACGCATATGGATTTTTAACAACCTCAGACCAGGGTTTGAAACCACCCCCAGGTATTACCGGAATCAATAGCAGCTACAAAAATAATGGATCTTTAAGACAAGCTCAAGTAAATATTAAATGCTTCAGTAGATCGCAATTTGAAGCATTAGAGTCTATCTACTTACGTTTAGGTTATACAATGATTTTAGAATGGGGTAATACAACCTACTTTAATAATGCAGGAGAAATTCAACAGACTAGAGCTTATAGTATTCCAAACCTACTATATGGAAACGACGATTTAGATCCAGATAAAATAAAAGAGAGGATTCAAATTAATAAAACACAGACAGGGTGTAACTATGATGCAATGGTAGCAAAGGTCTGTAACTATTCTTGGAATTTAAATGAAGATTTAAGTTTTGATATTAAACTTGATTTAATTTCCGTTGGTGATATTGTAGATTCTTTAAAAGCTAATCTAGCAGGTTCTGCCGGAGAAATAACAGCACAAGTACAAACCTCGGGAAGTATCCAAAACCTTGTTAATATTGTAATTAATAAAGAAGTTTCAAAAGTTAATAAGTTATTTTATGAAATGTACGATGAAGTATTTAAAAGTCTGCTTAGTGAATTTGGAAGCCCGGAAAACCAACAAGCTGTTAAACAGGTTGATAATATAGAAAAAACAGTAGGCCTGGTAGAGGAAGTACAAAAGAAATATGACGATGAAGTATTCGCTACACTAGAAAGACCGTATAAAGGGTATGAAGAAGCTGTTAAGATTTATGAAGAACTTGGAAAAGATATAGATAAGTTTAGAGCTGATCCAAAAATTATAGCTCTTGGAAAAGAGTTTGGGTATCAACAGGGGACAGCACTGGGGTCAAATGATTTGTATGCTAACTTCATATTAGAAACCAAACTTAATCAAAATGCAGCACAATCCGTAGAAGATTATAAATCAAAAATTAACACTCTTAGAAGCTACTTTGCTAATTTAAAACCGGTACCAGAAGATGAAGGTAAAAAGCAGCTTGAATATCTAAAAGCATCCACCGATCCACTAGGAACTTTAGTAACAGCCTTAGACATAGGGTTTTTTGATACAGATAAAAAATATAAAATAGAGGATGTTAAATTTGAAGATGGAGGAGGTGATTTCGTCTTTACTAATCTATTAGAGGATAAAGTCTTTAAAAAGTATAATTTTGATGGATAAACTATGGGAGAATTTAAGAAATTTATAGACGAGGTTACTCTAAGTGCATACTATAGAGGAGCTAACATCCTCCAGTACAGCGACGGAGGAGGAGAACTATATATCTCCTTTCAGGTACTCTTAAAATTCCTAGAAGAGCAGGTGAACATGAAATCTAACGGAAAATCTATAGTTAAAATAGATTGGGAATCTGACAAACCGTATTTTGCTTTTTCAACCTCTGTTTCCTTTAACCTGCTTAAGTGTTATCTTTATAATAGTTACGTACCCACCAGTGACGGCGCATTCTCACAAAGTGGAGTTTTCACTTTTAATCCATTTAATACTTTTGCAACACCAAGCACTCCACCTCCTTTCCTTACTACAGCACAAACTGAAAGGAGCGGAAAGATCAACGGGATTAATGATGCTTATACAAAAGCTAATGCAACTGAAAAAGTATATAGAGTTTACCCGCAAGTCGGTAATATAAACTACATTTACTTAAATGCAGGCTTTGTTGCAGAACAAATGACCAAACAGGCGGATGCTGCAGACTCAGCAGTAAGTGTACGTAAACTTTTACAAGGAATCTGTGATGAAGTAGGAAAAGCTTTAGGGAGCATTAACGACTTTCAAGTTATCTTAGATGATGATGAAAATATACTAACTATTATTGATTATAACCAGAAACGAATTAAGGGCTTGGCTGATATTGAAGGCTCACAAGTCACAACAATTAAAGCACAGGGCTTGGGTAGCTTTGTCACTAGCATCTCTACCCAAAGTAGTATAACACCAGAACTCGCAACTATGATCTCAGTCGGTGCACAAGCTAATGGAAACAAACCAGGAGTTGAAGCAGTTTCCTTTAGTTTGATGAACAAAGGGCTTATTGATAGGTTCTATGTTGAAAAATCAACGCCGGGAGAAACCGATAAAACAGATGAAGACATACTTGCAAAAAGCGAGAAAGAGAGAAGTACAAAATACGAAAAAACTAGAGAAGCTTATATAATCTTTATTGCAAATCAAAAAGAAAGTAGTGATAAAGTATTTTTTAAGTCGACAGACAAATTAAACCTGGAGAATATTTGTGCAGACTTTTATAAAACACTCCTAGGAGCTTTTACCAACAACAAACAAACCTCCACAAGTTTTATACCTGTAAAAATAGATCTTAGCTTGGCAGGCATGAGCGGAATAAAAATCTTTCAGAGATTCACACTATCCGGAGACGTACTTCCTTATACATACAAAGACAATTTTGATTTTGTAATAACCGGAGTTAGCCATGAAATCAGTAATAATGGAAGGTGGATAACTAAATTATCTGCTATTATAGCTTTGAAAGAAACCCAGTAGTTCGTATATTTATAAAATATGTTCTCAGGTAGTTTTTATTTAACTGACAAATTTGAACCAGTAGCCACTACCAACCTGCAAGCAGGAAGCTATGAATTTAACAATGGACAATCTTATAAAATAGGAGTTGGTAAAATTACAAAAGACGTAAGTGATTTTAAAACAGTAACAAAACAAGTTATTGCAAATTTAGAAGGGGGATATTATAACCCAGCCTACCACGGTACCGGAGATGCAAGATACAATACATCAGGAGAAACGATGTTTGGGATAGATCGCAAAAACGGCGGAACAATTAATACAAGTAAAGCTGGTGTTGAATTCTGGAAGTTAATCGAAGAAGCTCAAAAAACTAAAAAATGGAAATGGAATTATGTTCCACCAGATCCACTACAGACACAATTAGTAGATTTAGCCGTTCAAATGATAGAACCAGGCTACAACGATTTTATAAAGAGATATGTCGAGAGTAAGACAAACGGAAAACAAGTTTCAGATATTATAAACCAAGACGGAAGATTAAAATTTAATTTTGTTTACGGAGCTTGGAACGGTCCGGGATGGTTTCAAGGATATAGTAACAAGGTAGTAGCTGCTTATAACTCCGGTAAAAAAACACCTGATGAACTAGTTAAAGTATTTATAGCAGCTAGACTAGATAGCACGGATCTCTTAAAGAAAGGTAAGCCAGTAAAAAATGGTAGTTCTTGGTCACTACAAAATCAAAGCGGGATTAAGATAGCAAAGTTAATAGGAGTAAATGTATAATGTATTTTCCAAAATCCAAAATAATACCAGACCAGTATACTAACGGCAATGACTTAGTATACAAAGACACTAACCAGTATTATGCAGGGTATTACCACATTCTTGCTAGCGGTAAAACTTATTCAGGTAAAAATACAACCGATGGAATACCGAGAGAATTAATTTTTATACAAGACCGCGCAGACGTAGTTGATAGTGAATCAGAAACTTATGGATTTACACCCACCTCCATTTTTGCCCTCTACGATTTTGAAGCTTCCAAGTTATATTATGACAATATAAGATTAAAAAACGGAATTGATTACCCGGCAACTAGTCTAACAGAACCTTATTATGTAACTCCTACACCCAAATACCCATCTTTTATCAGATACTTTGTCAAAAGGGTAAATAATAATTCCTATATTGAAATCGATCAGGCACAGTATCAAAAAATAGGAAGTAGGGATAATAGGTACAACTGGGCATCATATTTAGCTTTTGAATTGCCTTGGACTACAGGCGGGGCTCCTGGTCAAGATATCCTTATAACAAATAAGAACATTGTATCTTTAACTGAACGGAGGTTAAAACTTTACGGATTCTCTCAATACATAACTAATTATACTCAATTTGCTTTATAAGTTGGCACTCTGACCAATCTTTCGTATCTTTAGTCAAAGGTTATGTTTTGGCTAATAGAGACACAAGAGCAGTTCGATGATTTAAAGTATCAATTAGGAAAGGAGATTTTCGCAATCCCGATCTATAAACATACTGAAATGCATCCGGGGATGTTTACCCCCATCAGTTTATATCTGAGGGATATAAACCAGAAGAGAGGCTTCTTAATTAACTTTTATCATCCAGAAGCACTCCTGTTTGATTACCTACAGGCTAAGGAATACCTTAAGACTTTCGATAAAATTTATACTCCGGACAAAAAAGCATTTAATTATGTTCATTTCGGAGAAAATACATTAGATCTAAACTTATGCCAGTATGTGGAACTCAAAAAGCATACCTACGCCCATAATTACTATTCCCAGAAGTATTACGATAGTGACGATCTTAATATGGTCATACCGATAGTAAAACACTTTGAGGAATGTGAATCAATCTTTCAGCAGTACCTCCCGGTAATAAACAAATACCAACCTAATACATATTACGATGATCTCTCTAATGTATTCTGGTTTATAGAAAAGAACGGACTGAAGGTTAACAGTGCATTCGAAAGATACTTTGAGTTAAAGAGACCCTTTTTATCCCGGTATAACGACTATACATTCACCCAGTATAATCTAAATACAACCACCGGACGTCCTTCTAATACATTCAACAATTTAAACTTTGCAGCCTTACCTAAAGACTCCGGAGCAAGATCGGTTTTCATACCTAGAAATGATTTCTTACTTGAGATTGACTTGACGGCTTACCATCCTACGTTAATTGGGCAGATGGTCGGTTACCAATCACCAACAGGGGATATCTACGAAGACTTTGCTGATAAGTATGGAATGGATAGAACTGAGGCTAAGAATCTAGTCTTCAAGCAGCTCTACGGGAATGTCTTTGATCAATACAAGGATTTTGAATTCTTTCAATTAACTACCCAGTTGATTAATAAGATCTGGGCAGAGTTTAGTGCCAAAGGTAAATACACAGTACAAGAAACCGGGAAAGTATTTACGGAGAAGGAATTACAGAATATGAATCCTCAGAAACTATTTAATTACATAATTCAACACTGGGAAACTTTCAATAACGTTGCACTTCTGAAGAATATTCATTATATTCTTAATAATAGTAAGACAAGATTAGTGCTTTATACCTACGACGCATTTTTGCTAGATACTGCCAAGGAAGATAAAGAGAAGATTAGAGCAATATTAGACGTATTTAAACAAGCAAAATTAAAAATAAAAACAAGTTATGGAACAGACTACAACTCTTTACAGCCCCTTTGATATTTATGATAGAGAAACTATCAATATCGGAGACGTGACTAACAAACTATTTTGCACTTTTGTGCCGTTGGACGGAGTAGATTCCTTTATTGAGGATATTTCTAGTCAATACACAATTCTTTATAATAAGATATTTGTCCTACATATTAAAAGCAATGACGAGTATGTTTGTACCTACAATGTAGATCAACCAAACATTAATAACATTCCAGACAATACTATCCTAGTACATCGGAAAAAGGAGACAAATACCTTATATACGATTAATGCTTTAAATGAATTGATTAAAAGCTTGAATGAAGGCATAGTAGATACCAGCTTTAGAATAGACTGGCAGCATTATAAAAATACTGTCATGCTAACTCAGCAGGGTGATCTAAAACTGCTAAGAACAAAGATTTATCAGATAGTGGAACTTTAAGTTGCATATCTGAAATAAGTTTCGTAAATTTACAAATAAGTTATAAAAAATGGATATCAACTCGATCAGAGCGAAACTAAGCGCTCTACAAACTCAGAACAGCCGTCCTTCTGGAGAGGCACGTAAGAATGTCTTCTGGAAACCTGCCGTGGGCAAGCAAACAATTCGTATTGTACCTTCAGCGTACAACAAATCTAATCCATTCTCGGAATTATTCTTCCATTATGGGATTGACAAAAACCCTGTAATCTCACCAACCAACTGGGGTGAAAAAGATCCTATCGTTGAGTTCGCTAAAGAACTACGAGGTTTAAAAGACAAAGAAAGCTGGAGCCTTGCTCGTAAGCTTGATCCAAAAATGAGAGTATTTGTACCTATCATCGTTAGAGGTGAGGAAGCTGAAGGAGTTAAACTTTGGGGCTTTGGTAAAGAAATCTACATGGAACTACTTTCAATGGTTGAAGATGAGGACATCGGGGATTACACCGACATCGTTACCGGCCGTGATTTAAATTTAACTACAGTAGGTAAAGAAACTACCGGAACTGGTTTTAACAAGACTACAGTACGTGCTAGGACTGCACAAACTCCTTTAGCAGAAGATCAAGCAATGTTAACTAAGATCCTAAATGAACAACCGGATCCTTTGAAGGTTTTCTCTAGAATGTCTTTTGATGACATGAAAGCATTACTTCAGCGCTGGCTTGCACCTGAGGAAGAAGAGGGAGCAATCTCATCTGAACCAGCTTCTAACTTTGATGACAAACCTACTACAGCACCAGCACCCGCAGTAGAGGCACCTTGGAAGAAACCTGCTAATCCTTTTACCTTAGAGACTCAAGGAAAAAAAGTAGAGTCTAAAGCAGACAAGTTTGATTCTTTATTTAACGACGACGATAACGATTTACCTTTCTAATTAAGTTTGTTAAATTCAAAGAACAGAGCATATTTATAATAAAATAAATATGAACTATAGAAAACTTTGGATTAAGGAAAATGGCCCTATACCTTTAGATAAACAGGGTAGATCTTACGAAATACATCATATTGATGGTAATCGAAAAAACAATTGTTTAGAGAATCTACTCTGTTTGTCTATTCAGGATCATTACAGGCTACACTATGATAAAGGAGATTACTTTGCTGCAAACCTAATAGCTCAGAGAATGGATAAACCTGCTGAACCTGTAAAAAAATGGAATGTTTCAGAAAGTACAAGAGCTGCTTTACGTGAATCTAAACTGGGAGATAAAAATCCAATGAAGGACCCGGCAGTTAGAAAAAAAGTATCCGAAGCTTTAAAAGGTAGGAGAAAATCCCCGGAAGCGGAAGCTAAAAGACTGAAAAGCCGGGAAGGTTTCAAGCATTCAGAAGAAACTAAACAGAAAATGAAAAAACCAAAGTACAAATTAAAATGCCCTCATTGTTCATTAGAAGGCGGCAGCAGCCAAATGAAACGATGGCATTTTGAAAATTGCAAAAATAAGATATAAAAATGGCTAAAAAAGAAAAAGCTTCTTTAACAGAAGCAGTATCAGCAGAATTAAAAAAAGGATTTTCTTTAGATAAGTTTAAAGAAAAAAAACTCCTAACAGGGAACGTTCGTTTTAAAGACCAGCAGTGGATTCCTCTATCAGCTGCATTCCAGGAAGTAACTTCCATACCCGGAATACCGATGGGGCATATAGTAATGCTAAGAGGACATTCTGATACAGGGAAGACTACAGCATTATTAGAAGCAGCAGTATCAGCACAGAAGGCAGGTATCCTTCCGGTATTGATTATCACTGAGATGAAATGGAACTGGGAACATGCCATGCAGATGGGACTTCAAGTACAAGAAAAGATCGATAAAGAGACTGGAGAGATTGTAGATTACGTCGGTCAGTTTATCTACGTTGATAGAGAGACTTTGAATACAATTGAGGATGTTGCCGGATTTATTCTAGATTTGATTGACGAACAAAAGAAAGGAAGCCTACCTCAGGACTTATTGTTCTTATGGGATTCAATCGGTTCAGTACCTTGTGAACTTTCAGTACGTTCTAATAAGAATAATGCAGAATGGAATGCAGGTGCAATGTCAACCCAGTTTGGTAATTTAGTAAACCAGAAGATTGTTATGTCGAGAAAAGAATCTTATCCCTACACTAACACATTAGTAGTGGTGAACAAAGTCTGGACTCAAAAACCAGAATCACCGATGGGTCAGCCTAAACTAATGAACAAAGGAGGATTTGCGATGTGGTATGATGCAACATTTGTTGTTACATTTGGAAACATTATGAATGCAGGAACATCTAAGATTAAGGCAATCAAAAACGGCAAACAAGTAGAGTTCGCTAAAAGAACAAATCTACAGATTGACAAAAACCACATTAACGGAATTACTACCCGCGGTAGGATCATTATGACACCACATGGATTTTTAAATGATGACGAAAAAGAAATCAAAAAATACAAGGATGCTCATGCAAAAGAATGGTCAGCTATCTTAGGCGGAACTGATTTTGATGTGGTGGAAGAAAACTTTGAGAATGCATCCTCAGACTTCTTTCACAACGAACCAGAATAGTAAAAAATAGTCTTTTGCTCTATTTATAATAGTAGAGTCGAGGCTACACTTACTAATTTGAACTTATTAGAACTCTTGGTGAGTAAGGACCTCGACCCTGAAAGCCAAGAGTTTTTTTATGGACTACAAAAAAATATATAATCAATTAATAGACCGGGCCAGACAAGAAGCTCGAACCAAAGGAGAGCAGGTGTATTACGAAATACACCATACTAAACCCAGGTCGTTAGGAGGTACAGGAAAGAACCACGAATGGAAACACCACCCAAACTTAGTTCTTTTAACAGCTAAGGAGCATTTCATTGCACACCTACTACTATGTGAAATCTACCCAGATAACCAGAAACTTAAAAAAGCATTATGGGCATTGGTTAATGCAACAAAAAACAATCGATATAAAGTATCTGCTAGGGTTTACGAACGAACTAAACAAGACTACATTAAGACTATTAAAGGAGTTCCTAAATCAAAAGAAGCCTTGGAGAAACGAACAGCAACCAGGAAAGCAGCAGGTACCTACAACAGAAGCTCAGAAGCAATTCAGAAAGGGATTGAAACCCGGAAAGCTAATGGGAGTTACCACTACGAAAGAACCCCGGAACATAATAAAAAACTTTCAGAAGCAAAGCAGGGTAAGCGTTTGAAAGGAAAATCAATAGTAGATCCAAGTACAGGTAATTGCTATGCTTCTCAAACACAAGCAATAGAAGCTTTAAGGATATCAATGACCGGACTTTACGGAAAATTAAAACGAGGGGAATTACTAAGAATGTAGTTGCCTTGCAGGGGCTTTTTTCGTATCTTTAGGTATATTTATAACAAAAGAAAAAATGGATAATTTTGATTTACGTAAATACCTTGTTGAAAATAAAGCAACTATTAATTCTAAGATACTGAAGGAGGGAGATTTTAAAGATTTTTTAAACTCATTGGACATAGATACTTCTGGTATAGAAGATGCAGATGTTATTGAAGTAGGGGATGATGTTGCTACTATTAAAGGACCGGGTACAGTTGTAGATATTGATAGTGCAAATGAAACATACACTGTTGACTTAGGAAAAAGTAGATCCTTTGTAACATCCTTTGCAAGTGTTAAAAAACTAGGAGATACTGTAGATAGCGATTACTTACTTATTTCTGATATAGATAAATTAGAACAGGAACACAAAGCATTTCAGAAAAACTTTGTAAACCTAGACTTTAGATCTCAAAACGCAGTTGAAGATTTTAAAAGTGAATATTGGAAATTATCAAAGGTATGTGATTTCTACCTAGACTTAGGGCAAGAGATGTGGAATATGTTTAAACGAAATCGCAAATTCATTGAACACAGTGATGAATTTGAAGATTTATTTTTCGAAGTTGCAAACTTCCTAGTATCGCTTCAAAAACTAGATAACAATCAAAATGAAGATTTAAATATGCTAGTAAGGTCTTTTGCAAAAATAGGAAATCGAATAGGGGCAGGGGTAGAGTAACTAGAAGTAAAAAATAAACACAGAAGAGCCCTTGCCTTGCAGGGGCTTTTTTCGTATCTTTATAGTCATGGCAGTTGATTATAAAGCCTTGCTGAGTAATATCAAGCAGGAAGAAATTACAACACCGGTAGATGAAAATTTTCATTCCCGGGTTTTAATTATTGATGCATTAAATCTATTCTTTAGAAACTTTGCAACCATTAATATGACAAACTCTGACGGAGCTCATATTGGAGGTCTAGCAGGTTCAATTAGATCACTAGGATCTTTGGTACAGCTTGTACAACCGACCGGGGTGTATGTAATCTTTGACGGGGTAGGATCTTCCACAAATAGAAAAAATCTGTTACCGGAATACAAATCAAACCGAGGAATAACTAGAATTACAAATTGGGATGCTTTTGATGACTTAGATGATGAGAATGATGCAAAAGTTGGTCAAATTACTAGATTCATTCACTACCTTCAATGTCTACCGATCAAAGTTGGTATGATTGATAAAGCAGAAGCAGATGATATGATTGCTTACATGGCTAAGGAATTACCTGAAAGATTTGATTCACAGGTTATTATGGTATCTTCAGATAAAGATTACCTTCAATTAGTATCAGACAAAGTAACTCTGTACCGTCCGGTTACTAAAGTATTTTATGGACCGAAGGATGTTAAGAAGGAATTTATGATTCATCCGGATAATTTTATTATTTATAAAACCATGCTTGGGGATCAATCAGATAAGATCGAAGGCATTAAAGGATTAGGACCTAAGACGCTTTTAAAATTATTCCCAGATATTATGACCGTCCCTATGACTCTAGAAGATGTTTTCCAGCATGCTGAAGACAATCTCTCAAAGCATAAAGTGTATGCCCAGATTTTATTCCGAAGACAGAATCTTGAGAATCATTACAAGTTAATGGATTTAAAAAATCCAATCTTAGATGATAGACAGATTGCTTACATCAACGAACTAATCAATGAGGAGAATAACGACTTCCATAAAAAGCAATTCTTACAACTCTATGAACTTGATGGCATCGGGCATTTTCTAAAGGACCCTAATTTTTGGGTTACAGATATTTTCTTCAAGCTTGCTAAACACAAGTAAAGTTCGTATATTTAGAGTATAATAAGTTATAAAGAAGAAGTTATATGGCAGCATTAAAGACCCTCATCGATTATGGAGCTCCTTTCCAGGTAAAGACCATTGGAGCATTATTAACGCGAAAAGAATTCGTACAGAATATTCATGATATTTTATCTGATGAGCATTTCCCGAACCCAGCTCACAAATGGATTATAAATGAAATCCTGCAGTATTGGAATAAGTACCACACGGTTATTTCCATGGACACTCTAAAGATAGAAGTTAAGAAAATTGATAACGACGTTCTTAAAACTTCTATTGTTGAGCAGTTAAAAGAAGCCTACAGACATTCTGATGATGAACTTCAGTATGTAGAAGAAGAATTTACAGCCTTCTGTAAAAACCAGCAATTAAAAACAGCATTACTTTCATCAGTTGATTTACTAAATTCAGGTGACTACGATAACATTCGGCACTTGATTGATAACGCGTTAAAGGCCGGACAGGATAGGAATATTGGGCACGAATATAATAAAGATATTGAGACCCGATACCGGGAGGATTATCGCCCCACTATTCCTACTCCCTGGCCTATGTTAAACCAATTAACCCAGGGAGGCTTTGGCCCAGGTGACCTAGGGATTGTATTCGGTAACCCGGGAGGAGGGAAGTGTTTAGATGAAAACGCAATGATTGAAATTGAATACCCGGAGTATGGATTAGAGTTAGTTAACAACCAAGGCAAAACATACACGCTCTGGATACAACCTTGGGAAGAGTTTAATATTGACGGGTATCATTTATATGGGTGGCAGGTAAACAACCTCTTTACCAACTTAAAAAAGTAAACACCAAAACAGGAATCCCGGTGGGGGTAAGTCTATTTATAATAAAGCACTTTATGAATATAGAAAAACCACCGGGGCTAACTTGTCAAATTTGCGGACACTGGGAGCCAAGAGCCTTGAACACTCACCTTATTGCTGAGCACAACTTAAAAACAACAGAGTATAAACATCAATACCCTAAAGCGAAAACAATGACCGGACACAGTAAGAGAACAATTGACTATTGGATGGCACAAGGGTACACATTAACACAAGCACAAGGAGAAATAAAAAACACCCAGAAGCAAGGAAAGCAGCAGTTTATACAAAAGAAAATAGAGACAGGGCAGACAGTGGAGCAGGCACAGCAGGAGTGGAATAAGAAACAAGCAAAAAATTCAAAAAGAGCTTCTGAATATTGGGTAAGCAGAGGTTTTTCGGAGCAAGAAGCAAAACACCACCAATCCATTCAGCAGAGCAAATACAGTGCCAAGTCAAATAGGTTCACTGGGAAACATCATACAACAGCAAGCAAACAGAAAATCTCAGAAACAATGCAAAAGCATGTTGAAAACCACGGACCTGAGGAATGGGCGCAGAAAATGTATAGAGGAAGAGTGGGAGTACAGTCAGCAGGAGAAGTTAAATGTTATCTAGAATTACAAAAGCATTTACCGGATTTAAAAGCTAACATAACACTAGGTAGCTATATCGCAGATATGGTCTACGAAAGTACGGTAATTGAATACTACGGAGATTTTTGGCATGCTAACCCGCAAATATACAAACAAGAAACTTTACCCCTAATAGGGAATACACAGAGGATACATATTAGAGATAAAAAACGAGTTGAGAAATTTGCAGAATTAGGGTATAGTACGTATATTATATGGGAAGCAGATTGGAAGAAAAATAAAGAAGAACAAATAAAACAAATTAAAAAATATATAAGTTATGAAAATACAAACACGAACAAAAACACAGAAAATTAAAATCGGAGATCTATTCTTTAAATTGGGAATTGAACCGCGACCGGAAAATATGTACCTTACGGAGTTTGACCTTAAAGTAAAAACACCTTACGGATTTAAACCAATAGTAACGTTATTCACAACAGAAAGACAACCCTCAATAACAACAACCTTTAGCAATGGAGAATCTTTAAATACATCAGGACACCACTTATTTAAAACAGAAAATAGAGAATGGGTAAAAGCTGAAGAACTAACCCCTAATGATCTGATACTTACAGAAGAGGGCGTAACTAAGGTAAGTAAGCAAGTAGTTGATAAAAAAGAAAAAGTAATGTACGATCTTTCGGTAGCAGATGTATTTTGCTATTACAGTAACGGTATATTATCCCACAATTCCTGGATGATGGTTGCAATGGCCGCTCACGCAGTTAAGATGGGGTATAATGTCGTTTATTATACCTTGGAATTAGGGCAGGATTATGTAGGTAAACGATTTGACTGCTTCTTTACCGGACATTCTATCGAGGAGATTCAACATCATAGATCAGAGGTTGAGCGCATAGTTGAAGGCCTGGCCGGTAAGTTGATAGTAAAAGAGTATCCGCCTAAAGGAGCCACTGTAGCAACCTTGAAATCCCATCTTCAAAAGTGTATTGATGCTGATGTAAAACCTGATTTAGTTATTATCGACTATATTGATTACTTGAGAGCACCTTCCAAGAAATTTGCCGAGCGTAAGGATGAGATTGATGACTTGTATGTAAGTTGCAAAGGACTTGCTAAGGAATTTAAAGTAACCGTACTCTCACCTTCACAGGTTAACCGAATGGGAGCCAAGGATGATATCATCGAAGGAGATAAAGCAGCAGGTTCATACGATAAAATTATGGTTGCCGATTTCTGTTTATCCTTATCTAGAAAAAAGGAAGATAAGGTTCATGGAACAGGCCGAGTGCATATTATGAAGAACAGATACGGGATGGACGGTATGACTTTCGGAGCTAAGATTGATACTAACAACGGCCATATTGAATTAACAGAAGATATGCCGACTTATGAGGATACTAGCCCCAGTAGCACTACCTCATTCTCACAAGTTGATTCATTCGATAAACGAGAGCTTGCTAAGAAATTTGCACAACTTTCTAATTTCTCTTAAAAAAACAGGGAATTTTTAATTAAAACTAGATACTTATCAAATACAATAGGAAATAAAAAATGGATATTAGTCAAAAAATTTTAAGCGATGTAACAGTCTTCTTAAAATACGCAAAGTACAAGCCGGAATTAAGCCGGAGAGAAACCTGGCAAGAACTGGTTATGAGGAACAAAGAGATGCACCAGAAGAAATACCCTCAACTTGCCGAGGAGATTGAAGCAGCTTATAAATACGTCTACGATAAGAAGATTTTACCTTCAATGCGTTCTATGCAGTTTGCCGGACGGCCTATTGAGGTGAATCCTGCCCGTATTTACAACTGTGCTTTTTTACCAATTGATGATTGGAGAGCATTTGGAGAAGTAATGTTCCTACTTTTAGGAGGAACCGGAGTAGGTTATTCAGTTCAGTATGATCATATTGAAAAACTACCTGAGATTAGAAAACCAAATCCGAATAGATCGAAGAGATTCTTGATCGGAGATTCAATTGAAGGATGGGCTGATGCAGTTAAAATCCTAATGAAGTCTTACTTCAGAGGAACTTCCACAATACTTTTTGATTATTCAGATATTAGACCAAAAGGTGCAAGATTAGTTACTGCAGGGGGTAAAGCACCCGGACCTGCTCCTTTGAGAGAATGCCTTACTAAATTACAGGGTATGCTTGAGGCGAAAAAAGACGGGGAACGTTTAACCACTATCGAAGTTCATGATATGGTTTGTCATATTGCTGACGCAGTACTGGCAGGTGGTATCAGAAGAGCTGCTTTGATCTCCTTATTCTCTGCCGATGATGATGAGATGATTGCTTGTAAATCAGGCGACTGGTGGGAATTGAATCCCCAGCGTGGAAGAGCAAACAACTCAGCAGTTCTTTTAAGATCAACTACTGAGAAAGAACAATTCTTAGATATTTGGAAAAGAATTGAAGCATCAGGAGCAGGAGAGCCAGGAATCTACTTTACTAATAATTTAGAGTGGGGAACCAATCCTTGCTGCTTTGTTGCCGACACTCAAATAGAGTTGGAGAATGGCAAAAAGAGTATTCTAGAGATTGTTGAAGGTTTGGAAAAAGGAGAGACCTATAAAGTACAAACCTACAACGAGGAAACACGTCAAATAGAGCTTCAAACTGTTAGAGCGGGAATACTTTCAAGAAAAGACAGTGTAGTTGTTGAACTTGAAGTAGAAGAAGATGGAGTGGTCTACCGTGTTAGTTGTACACCGGATCATAGGTTCTATACAACAAATAGAGGGTGGGTTGAATGTATGAACTTAACACACGAAGATGATCTTGTAATATTTAACAAAGAAAAGTAAAGAGCTGCAACAACTTTAGTGCTATTTCGACTATTTATAATAAAGGAAATAGCACTAAAGTATAAGCACTATGAAAAATAAAAACGGAGGAAAAGTAAAGAAAGGGAATAACAAAAGCCGAGGGTATATTGGTTACCATACAACTTGGACCGGAAGCAAAGTTTTTCTGCGAAGCAAAGTTGAGTTTATTTATGCAAGAACCCTAGATCATCAAAAAATAGAGTACAAGGTGGAAAGTATGACATACTGTATAAATGGTAAGAATTACAAGCCAGATTTTTTCTTATATAATCAAACAGGGCAGCTATATAAAATAGTTGAGACTAAAGGATGGGATGCAAAAGCTATCTCAGTAGAATACAAAGAAAAGTTTGCAGAATATTTTTTAAAAATAGGTGTAGAGTATGAAGTTGTTTGGAAGTACCAGAGACTAGTAAACCAGTACAACCTGCAAGCAGATATACAAGAGTGGGTTAAAAGGTCGATCACCGACTACGAACACGTAAAAAGCACTGCAGGGGAACATAACTCCATGTACGGTAAAAAACACACACTGGAGACTAAAGCTCTAATTGCACAAAAAGCAAGGCAGCGACAAACACCAGAATATAGGGAGATGAACTCTAAAAAGCAAAAAGCTTACTGGTCGACTGAGGAGGGTAAGCAGCGGAGAGAGTTAGTAAGATTGCAAAAACTAGAACTCGCCAAACAAAAAAACCCAATAGTTGTAAGAGAGTGTAAACAGTGTCAGAACTCCTTTACATGTAAGCAGAAAAGCACCCGGGAATTTTGCAACGGACAATGTTCACGAAAATGGAACTTTACTAACACCCCCGGTTACGGACAACATAAAAAGAAAATTAATAAAACAAAAAACTAAAAAAATGGCAAAACTAATAAAAATAACAGTACAGGAGCATACACAGGATGTATATGATCTTGAAGTGGAAAACAACCACAACTTCTTTGCAAATGGAATCTTAGCGCATAACTGTGAAATTGCTTTACGTCCTTTTCAATTTTGTAACTTATGCGAAGTAAATGTTTCGGATATTGAGTCTCAAGAAGATTTAAATAACAGAGTAAAGGCAGCATCTTTGATTGGAACCTTACAGGCCGGTTATTCTGACTTTCATTACTTAAGAGAAGTCTGGAAACGCACTACTGAGAAAGAAGCTTTGATCGGAGTATCAATGACCGGTATCGGCTCAGGAGTTGTTACTCACTGGACTTACAGTATGACCGAAGCAGCTGAATTAGTAAAGGTGGAGAATGAAAGGGTTGCTAAGATTTTAGGAATCAATAGTGCTGCAAGATGTACTACAGTTAAACCTGCAGGCACAACCTCGCTAACACTTGGAACCTCTAGTGGAATTCACGCCTGGCATAATGATTACTACCTAAGAAGAATGAGAGTAGGTAAGAATGAGGCAATTTATACATACCTTGCAATCCACCATCCTGACTTATTAGAAGACTGTGTACTCCGTCCTCACGATACTGCAATACTTACAATACCCCAAAAAGCACCAGAGGGAGCAATTCTAAGAACAGAATCACCTTTTGATCTTTTGGAAAGAGTAAAGCAGGTAACCAAGGAATGGATTAAGCCCGGTCATCGTAAAGGAAACAATAGTCACAACGTTTCTGCTACAGTCTCTATTAAAGATGAGGAGTGGGGTACAGTTGGTGAATGGATGTGGGAGAACAGAAAATTCTATAATGGACTTTCAGTTTTAAATTACTCTGGACATTCCTATAAGCAGGCTCCCTTTGAGGATTGCACAGAAGAGGAGTATGAAAGATTACTACAGACCTTATCCGATCTTGACTTAACCAAGGTAGTTGAGATGGAAGATATGACTGATCTAGCAGGAGAAGCGGCTTGTGCCGGTGGCGCTTGTGAGGTAAAATAATCTTAATCTTAACATAATATTAAGGCCTGGGTTTTTACTCAGGCTTTTTTATCTTTATAAGAGATGAAGACATTAGTTATATCCGACGTCCATATTGGATCAAAAGGATGTCAAGCAGAAGCAGTTCTGGAGTTACTTGAAGATCAAAGTTATGAAAGATACATCCTGGTTGGTGATATTATTGATGGATGGTTATTTAAAAAATATAAAAAATTTGATTATAATCAGACTAAAATTATCCGCAGGTTTTTAAAACTTTCAAAAAACAAACAGATTATCTGGATCTCCGGAAATCATGATGAATTTTTAAGAAAATATACCCCCTTAGAAATCGGCAACATCACAATCGTGGATGAGTTTATAGAAGAAGGAATTTGGTTTTGTCACGGAGACGAATACGACGGTATTGTTCAGATGCACTGGCTTGGGATGCTCGGAGCTTTAGGTTACGATCTTGCAATCGTTATTGATAGGCTCTTAAAAAAATTAGGCAGGAAGAAAAGTCTTTCTAAATTTTTAAAAGATAATATTAAAGCTGCTATTTCTTTTATGGTTGATTTTGAGAAAGAGATGGTGAGACAAGCTAAAAAAAGAAACTGCCATACAGTAGTATGTGGGCATATTCATGCACCTTCGGATAAACAAATTGGTGGTGTACGTTATATTAATTGCGGGGATTGGGTTGAAAATTGCTCTCACATTGTTTACTACTCACATTACAACACCTTAAAATTATGGAAGAAATACTAACCATTGTTATTCCCTGTAAGAATGAGGAGAGTAACATTAGGAGGGTGCTATTAGAGTTGAAACAGCAGGACATTGGAAATACTGCAATTATACTTGCTGACGCTAAATCCACAGACAAGACTAGGGTCCTAGCTAGTACTTCCGCTCTCGAACTTAATTTAAATCTAAGGATAGTAGACGGAGGGATGCCTGCTGTTGGAAGAAACACCGGAGCCAGGCTTGCTAAAACACCTTACATTTTATTTTTAGATGCTGATATTACATTTACATCTCAGTACGCAATCCAAGAAGCGATTGATTGTATACACAATAGAGCAATTGACATGGTGGGTACTACTCCACGGTATAAAGGAGAGCCTGATGTTAGAGCTTGGATACTATTTCGCTTAAACTTATTAGTAACCTGGTACCTTTCTAAGACACAGCCCTTTGCTATTGGAGGATTTACTTTAGTTAAAAAAACTATCTTTAAGAAACTAGGAGGTTATGATGAAAGAGTAACTCAGTCTGAGGATTGGCTACTGAGTCGGCAGGTAAAACCATCAAAATTTTTATTAATACCTGATCTAATTACACAGGATAATCGCCGGTTTAAGCAGTACGGTTATTGGAAAATGATTAAGCTGCTATTAACTAATTTTATTAATAGAAAAAACCTTGGTCATTTCTATAAAGATGTTGGATATTTTAAAAAATCTTAGAGATTATATCCTATTTATAGGAGATGCAAAAGTTGTTTCTCCTACTGTTTTTACTACCCTCTAGTTTGTTTTCACAAACCAATGTTCATAAGGCAGGTGATGGTTGGGATTCAATTGTTTATTCAGCTATCAATCTTATCAAAAAAACATCCCCCTACCATTATGTAATCTTTGAAAACGTGGTACAGGAAGTGCAATTTTGGAATGAAGATTATTCATCAAATAATTTAGTGGAAGGGAAGGGTATTATAGTAATATCATCCAAGGATATCAAGCTTAATTCAATTAACAATTTAGCTGCAGCCTTGGTACACGAGAGTTATCATTTAAAAGTCCTTAAGTACGGTCCTGATATAGCAGGAAGGGAAGAGGAATATCTTTGTTATGTTCATGAATTAAAGTTTTTAAAATTGTTGCCTAATGTAGAGCCGGACCTTCTGACCTATACAAAAGAACAAGTAAAACTTTGGAACATAAAATGAAAAAAATAACACTCCTCCTCCTAATGGCTATTGCAGCTATTGGAGCATTCGCACAATCGGCAGCTACCTCACCCGGAACCGGGCATTGGGTAGTGATTGACTCCGGCTACCAGGTAGCAACAAACACAGTTGGTAAGACTGTTGCACCTCTGTATTTCCACAATACCTCCACCAGTAAAAAAATCACCGGTATGCAATTCAGAGTATTCTACGATAAGGCAGCTTTTGCTTCAGTAGTTCCTTCTTTGAAAATTTCTGCTACAGAGCAATACCTGCAGTATGTTGATGATAATACAAATGGTAGTTTAACAGTAACCGTTGTTTACACAGGTACTAACGCATCTTTTAACTATGCTAATGGAGCTACCTTTGATTTGACTTTCAATCACGTTGCTGAAGCAGCTTGGAACGTTTTAGACTCTGTTAAAACTTTAAAAGTATCAGGTGTAAATTCATTCCCTAACGTTGCTTCAACTAATATGGGTAATGATACTACCTTGGTAGTTTATTCTTACGGTGGTCGTTTCAATCAGAAGATGCTTAGATTTGCCGGTAAGTTTATCAATACTACCGGGACTAATGCTAAAAACTTATGGGTTAGCTTAGAAAAGAAATCACCAGCAGGATCTTGGACCACAGTATTAACTCAGAAGACTAATGCTTCCGGTGTTGTAGTATTCTACAAAAACATTGATACTACGTATTGGGATGTTAGGATGGCAATCAAAGGAGATACAATGACTCCTGGTTCCGTATTCTCAACTGCTGATGCACAGAAGATCAACCAAGCAGTGTTAGGACAATACACAGTTAAAGGCTTTGATTATTACTCAATGGATGTTAACGGAGCAGACGGGGGTATAACAATTGCAGACGTTTATTCAGTCTATGGAAGACTTGCAGGTAGATTCACTGCATGGCCTAATTCCCAGAATGATATTAAATTCTTCACAGTATCTGAATACAATACAATTAATGGGTCAGGGACAAACTACACAAGCACAATTACTGGTTTGACCAACTTGTATTACCCTATTGACGGTAAAGACTCAATTACCTACTATGTGAATGTTAAAGGTGATGCTAACGGAACAGGATTTAAAATGGCTCGTTTAACACCAATTAAAATAACTAACCCAGTTAATGCTAAAAATTATATTATTGATAACACAGTCACTTACGATAACGTATTTGAAACTATTGAAATCAATATGCCTAAGGTTAAAGTTGATGAAGGTAATTTAGTTAACATCCCTGTTAAGGTTTTAACCAACGGGGTTAAATTAGGTGCATTTCAACTTGAATTAAAATACGATACTACGCTATTAACATTTGCTAAAATTGATTTGACTGAAAAGATGATGAATTGGATGTCTTACACCAACCCAGACAAGGGAGTAATTGCTTTCGGTTCAGCGGACCTAAAAGGTGATAACTTACTGAATGATGGTGAGCAGGTAATGACTGTGCAGTTTATTGCTAAGAAGCCACAAGACGAATGGGGAACTGCTGCAATCTGGACCGGCCCTAAGTTTGTAGGCGGTAATGACGCCAGAGACATGAATGTAAATCCTACAATGGGTATTGTAGAAGTTAGGAAGATCAAACAAGATGTAACAATAAAAGGTCTTGAGCAATTAATTATTTATCCAAATCCAAACCAGGGAGAAGTAATAGTTGAATTTAGAGTCCAGGTAGACTCAGATGTTAATATCAACGTTACAGATATGATTGGCAAAAAAGTATTAGAAATTCTAAATACTAAAATGCCTGCCGGGGATTACAAATACCTAGTAAAGTTGGATGTTTTAAATAACGGAATGTACATAATGTCTCTTCAGACAAGCACAACTTCTGAAGCACATAAAATATTTATAAACAAATAAACTATGGGGATTAAAGAAAGAATCAAAAACGCAGTCGGAATAAAATCCGAATTTGTTCAAGTAGACGATAAGAATCGTTTCTACTTCATGTTACAGCAAATGCAGAATAACCGCTGGAAGATTACAGCTATCGTATTAGGATTATTTACCCTAATCATTGTAGGGATCAACTCAGCTGTATTTTTCGGAGTACCAATCGGGGAAGATTGGAAAGAGTTATTGCTTATCTTATTAGGAGCATTTGTAGGAAACTTAAATAAAGTAGTTGACTACTGGTTTAATTCTGAGGATAGAGATAAAATGCTAATTCAGAAAGTAGATGAGGAGGACGGGCAATCATTATCAAGCACACTAGAAGGTTAAAATTATGTCAGAAGAAAAAGAAGAAGGTAGTTCATCTACCATTAAAAAAGCCATCATCGGAGCTATTACCACTGCGGTAACTGCCGGTGGTGCATGGTTTGCTACCCACTTAGGAGGTGGTGAAGAAGCAAAAGAGGAAGTTAAAACAGAGCAAGTTGCCCCGGCTGCTGCTCCTGTTATTAATATCACTACTAATAACGAACAAAAACAACAAACCTCAGGAGGTACTAACACAGTTATTTACAAAGAGAAACCAGCCCCCGCAGCTGCATCTCCTGCTAAATCAGAACCTGCTACACCAAAAGAAGAAGAATCACCATGGTAAAAAATATTCTAATTTCTTTCTTACTAGTAATTTTAATTGGTTGTGGTTCAATGAAAACCACTACTGAAAAAGATGTAATTGAAACTAAAAGTATTTCATCAGTATCTAATTACACTGACTCTATTAAAAACACAGTTCAAGTAATTAATGTTGATTTAACTAAAGTTTTAGCTTTATACCCTAGTTTACAAGAAAAGAATGTTGGATTAGGATTTGCCGAATCAGTACTTGATTACTTAGATGAGACTAACAGATTTATCTTCACAGAAGAAAAACAAGAAATTAAAGAGCGAATGGTTACTCAATTTAAAGCTTCTAAAAAAGGAGTCTTTGAAGAACCAATTGATGGCAAAGGTAAGATCAAGGCTGCTCGTTACTTTGTTTATGTCTCTGTGGCCGATTTTGCTGTTGATGAAGATGAGTCTGTCGCAGGTGCAAAAGGTAAGGTTGTGGTTACAACATTCATTCGCCTGCAGGTAAGATTTGTAGATGCGATGACCGGTCAAATTTACATCGGTTCAGGTGAAGGTGAAGCAACTAAAACAGGTGAATCATTCATGAAATCTCTTGATATGAAGTTTTCTCAAAGTACGGTAGGTAAAGCAACTAGAAAGTCTTTAGAGACTGCTACAACTAAAGTAATTGAAAACTTAATCAAAGCCGGTGTCTTTAAAAACTAAAATATTATTCTTTTTTTTAATAATTGGGCTGTCTGTAAAAGGGCAGTCCTTTTTGTATTCATACATAGATCCTTGTACACAGCAAACTAAATTTATTACAGCAGACATGTCCGCACCTGTCATAATAGCATACTACGGACAAGTAAAGGCATTCACTTATTTAGAACTGAGTAACGGGGTTTTTGAGAGTTGGTTAAATGATATTTATAATAAGTATAAATCTACATCCCCATGCCAGGGTGTGTTCACCACTACTACAACCACCACTTCAACCAACCAAGTTTCAAACATTATTGGAAATGTAACAAGCCTGGTTAGCCTGGATTTATCCTCTGTAGCCGGAACGGCAGCAGGAGGGGTGGGGAGTAACATTGGTAGCACTACTTCCTCTGGGTCAGGTAGTGTAGAAGTAAAAAATAATAAAAATGGAAGCTCACCTGATAAGAACCAGAAGACCGATGGAAACTCTACAAATGATCCTACAAATGGGTCTAGCTCTGGTAGTAGCGATGGGACCTCTAGTTCTGGTAATACAGATGGTGAAGGAACCGGCCAAGGGTCGTCAGAAGGGCAAGAAGGCCAGGTAGGCAGTAATTCAGGCTCATCTAAGGGTTCTTCTTCTAACTCTACAGAAGGTGGGGGGTCAGAGAAGCCTTCAGAACAGAAGGTAGAGGATCAGAAGACAGAAACTCAAAAATCACAATCAAACAGTACTGCTAAGGCAGCCTCCAAAGCAAAAACAGAAACTCAGAAACCTGCAATCTTACTTACAGGGGATATTGTGGGTATACAAACGGCTGCTGATAAAGCACAGGATGCTAGAGCAACCATGTCTTTCACAAGAGTAAAAGGGGATGGCACGGCCTCCATCGGCTTTTCAGCAGACTATATGGTCGGTGCCAGGATTGGTAACGTGTCTGGGATTAAATCCTGGATTGGAACTAATGAAAAAGGAAACAAACACATAAATGTAATTTCTGCCGGAATAGGCTTAATGCCGCAGTCAACAACCGGGAATATATTATTTATAAGAGTTAATTCATTAAAGAATTTTACAGCACTTTATGGAGCAGCAGGAACATACGGAGAGTTGTTTGGCGAAGAATTAATATCAACGATTGCGATTGTGGGTTGTATGTATAAGGGTAAGATCGGTAAAGCAGTTGATGCAACAATAATAGCAGCCGGAATCTACTCCCCTTATCAAAAATACTATACCGAGACTTTTTTCAAAGCCAAGCCTATCGTTATTCCTTTCTTAAACTTGAATTATAAGATAACAAAGACGTTTGGATTTGGATTAACCGGAGGAGGTACCTATATTGCAGGACAGGACATTCTAAACTTTCAAATCTTGATGGGAGCAAAATTAAAACTATGAGGTGGGTTATCATTCTCTTTTTTTTCACAGCTACAGCTTACTCCCAATCACCCCTATGTGCAAGTAGGCCAACAAACTTCTGCTGTGAGTATGTTTCCGGAGTAACTATCAACGGGAAATCATTTAAAGGAAGTACTGGATTCACAGCCGGATCAGGAGGAAGTCCTGCCGGGTATTATGACTACACTTCCACAAAAGACACTATCCCTAGAATTAAAGCAGGTCAATCCATCTCTATTTCATATACAGGAGTTACTAATGGTAACTATATGCAATACTTTAAATTATGGATTGATTTTAATGGCAATGGTTTATTAACAGATGCTGGTGAATTAGTCCATGCTCAGAACCAATCTTGGTCAGGCACAAGGACTATGACTGCTACGTTTGTAGTACCGACATCTGTATACAATGGAGAAGTTTATATGAGATTTGTGATGCAATTCAGCGGCTCTCCTGTCATTTGCGGAACCTACTCCTACGGTAATACTTTTGATTTCAGAACTAGAATTGTGGGAGCTACTGATCCCTTTTCTTACACAGGGTATATCTACAATTCTAAAGGAACAGGCATTCAAAACATCCCGGTTAAGTTTTATTCTAAATTAAAATCTGCCACAGCCTATACTTTAGAAAATACAATCAACACAGATGCAAGTGGTAAGTATAGTATTTCATCAACCAAAGACGCTACCGTGTATGACTTCCAGCTTGAAATTAGCAATCTAAGTATTGCAGCCCCTTCAATCTCTGATGCACAGCAATTCAACCAAAAAATATTTACAGGCAACTTTACAGCTATAGACTATTACACAATGGATGTCAATAATAATAATACGTTAACAATCACAGATGTGTATCTAATCTATAGAAGAGTACTGGGTATCAGCTGGAGAAGTGGAGTTCCTAGCTACAGGTTATTTACAGCTACGGAGTGGAATACTATTACCAGTAGTGCCAATAACCTAAAAGCAACATACCCTGGCATTCAGACTACAACACTCCCTAGACTCACAAATAAAGGTAGTATAAATTATTACCTAGTTCGAACGGGATACATAAACTAAACTATTTATAAAGGATGCTTAGCATATTAGCTCCGATATTGTTTGCCTTAGTTCCACAAAAGGATACCACGTCTGTAAAAATACATACTCATAACTATACTCAAGTTAAAAAAATTGGGGATAGAGATCCTCTATTCGGAGTTAAAGAAAATATTGAAGAATTACTAATTGAGAAAGGGTATACCCCAGTTGATTCTGGATACGGACTAGATGTTCATGTCTCTATTGATAGTGTCTATTCACCGCAGGAATTAATTAATATTGCAGGGTTGCAGTGGTTACGTAAAGATTACATAGTAGAAACTACTATTTGTATTGGATCAGGTTGTTTTAAGGGCAGAGGTGAAAGAAAAACTTTCATTTTCGCTATGTTTTTAACTGTTGAGAATAATGAAATTCCTTTAAATAGGAAAGCATTCTCAAAAGCATTACAAGAAGCACTAACTAAAACAACTAAACAATTCTAATATGAAAAAATTTTTCACACAATTATTTGACGACAACAACACAATCAACGAAAAGAGTGTTGTGGGCTTTATTGCATTCATAATGCTCTGCCTTGCTTTCCTAGTAGATGTAATTACAGGCTACTTTGGAAAAGAGTTTGTAGTCAACAAGCTTGTCTTTGAAGGCTTTATGGTACTAGTTTTAGGATCATTCGGAATAGCTTCAGTGGACAAGTGGATCAACAAAAAGAAATCAACAGACGAAGATAAAAACGAAGGTTAATTATGTTACTAAAAAAAGGAGACAACAACGAAGACGTTAGAAAATTACAAATCAAACTAGGTGTAGACCCAGTTGGTAATTTTGGACCAAAAACAGAAGAAGCAGTTAAGGCTTGGCAAAGAGCAAATGGATTAGAAGATGACGGCGTAGTAGGAGACGGAACATGGAATAAGATGTTCGGGACAACTCCAGCACCTACAGCTACTCCAGCTCCAACCACAATCTTAGTTTCTTCATTTAAACTTGATAAACTAAAAGGGCACATCCCTGATTCTGTAATAGCAGCAATCCCTGATACGGCAGCTAAATTTAATATCACAAACGTTCTACGTTTGGCTCACTTCCTTGCACAGGCAGGGCATGAATCAGGACAATTTAAAGCCACTCAAGAAAATTTAAATTATTCATCAAAAGGCTTATTAGGCATCTTTCCAAGATACTTTAATGCTGCTACTGCTGAACAATATGCTCGTAAACCTGAAATGATTGCTTCTAAAGTTTATGGAAGTAGAATGGGTAATGGAGCCGAGGCTACTAAAGAAGGTTACAGATTTAGAGGGAGAGGTTATATCCAATTAACCGGTAAAGACAACTACACACAATTTGATAAAGCAGTCCCAGAAGACATTCTAGCTAATCCAGATTTAGTGGCAGGCAAGTATGCCTTAATGTCAGCTGCCTGGTTCTTTGATAAAAATAAATTATGGGGTATTTGCGATAGGGGAGCGGATCAAGCTACAATAACAGCAGTTACAAAAAGAGTAAATGGTGGAACAATTGGATTACCTGATCGTATTAAACATTTCAACGAATATTATAATTTATTAAAATAATGAGCCAATTTCAATTAAAAGAAAAACAGGGGTACATTTATGTAGGTGAATACTTTCACAAGTTTGGTGGTACAGTACCTTCAGAGAAGAAAATAGGTAAAATAGATGACCTATTAAAAATACCTCAAATAGACGACCATGCATTCAGTCTAGACTTTCATACCCCGGATATTTACCTTGTTGATGATATGGATATGCTTTACACAGCACTAACTGTCCTACTAAGTCATGATGTTATTAGAGAAGATTGGTTTGCAGACAGCGACAATGACTTAAAAGACCGAGTGGCTAGCTTTATGAAAGCATTAGGGTATACTGAAATTGCGGATGTGGATGGAGACGGAATCCCAGACCATCTAGATGATACTATAGGCTAATAAGACAACAAAAATGAAAACCACCATACTAGCAACTACAGCAGTTCTTTCCTTTATCTGCACTTACTTTTTAAATTTAGCTATGGATAATGCTGATCAATACCTAGCAATTGTTGCTGTAATCTTTATGGATGGTTTTTTTGGAATTATTGCAGGAGTAAAACGGGAAGGATTTAAAACCTACAAAGCAATTAAAGTATTAAAAACTTTAGTTGCCTGGATCATAACTTTAACAGTCTTATTGATGGTTGAGCAGGGCTTCAAAGGTACAGCCTGGTTATCAGAAACAATCCTAATACCTCTAATAGTCTTCCAGCTTATAAGCTCTCTAAAAAATGCTGCCGATGGAGGATTCGTAAAGAACGAACTGCTGGTACAGATACTACAAAAAATAGATCAACATAAAACAAACGAAGGCAAGAATTAACTTGCCTTTTTTTATCTCTGTGCATATCTTTAGTGTATGGGTAAAAAACTATTTCCTTACATTATAGCATTATCGGCTTTAGCAGTCTCTGCTTCGGCCGGTTTTTATTCTGTATCCGGGTTAATGAAATTATTCGCCGGAGCAGCATTCGCAGTTGGAATCATGGCTGGTTCTTTAGAAGTATCTAAGCTAGTGATTGCATCTCTACTTTACCAATATTGGGACAGTCTAAATAAGGTTCTAAGAACCTATCTAACCATTGCAGCCTTTGTATTAATACTAATAACCTCGGCTGGTATTTATGGATTTTTATCGTCTGCTTACCAAGAGACTGCAAATAAGGATCAAATGACCACCCAGCAGATCACTGCTTTAGAATCTAAGAAGAAATTATTTGAAGATACTAGGGAGAATCTTTTAAAGGAAAAGCAATCCTTGTCTGAATTACGGGGTATGTTATCTAAAAGTTCTACTAACCAGTATACAGACAGCAGAGGGAACCTAGTGGTCAGATCTAATAATGCAAGTTACAAGCAGATAGAATCAGCATCTAAATCAGATGAGAAACTTTCTAGTAAACTTGATATAGTAAATGATTCAATCTTCTCGATTGAGAATAAAATACTTCAAGTTAAAACAAACTCAACAGCATCCTCTGAATTAGGCCCTCTAAAATACCTGTCTGGATTGACCGGGTATCCTATGGATAAAATTATCAACTGGTTCTTACTTGTCATTATTTTTGTATTTGATCCTTTAGCTATTGCTTTAGTCATTGCAGCAAACTTTGCTTTCAAGCATAAAGAACAACTAGAAGATGAGGAAATAGATATTCCAGAAAAAGATTGGATTGAAGACTGGGATGAGACTATAGGAGACGGGCTGGAGGACTTAGAAGAAGAGCCTGCTGAAGAATATGAAGAAACTTTAGAAGAACAGGCCAAACAGGCGGATTGGGAAATTCAAGATGAAGATAAAGAACCTTATGAAGTTTATACCGGCCCGCAGGAACCTGAACTTACCCCGCTTGAACAAGAGATCCAGGCGATAAACAACGAGAGGAATCTTTCGGAGTGGAAGAAAAAACAGCTCATACAAGAAAAAATATACCAGGCTAGTAAAAATCCCGAAGGGAAAGTATACTAACAGTTGCTTTTCAAAATTATAATTCGTACCTTTAGGTTATGTTAGAGGCAGTTAAACATACTTTAGGAATGTGTGGGGAGCATTGGCATCCAAATATTTTTACTTTATTAGCAGCAGGAGTTGGAAGTCTGCCAGGAATTTCGTATATTAGATATAAGTTAAAAAAATAAAAGTTATGACAGTACTATTGTTGTTAGTTGTAATATTGTACCTCGGTGCAATTAATGATAAGTTAAAAAAATAAAAGTTATGATAAATACATTCTCCTATTCAATTGCAGAGACGGAATGTCTCGTTTTTAGAACCGAATTAGATTGCTTTCATGTATTCAGTAAACACGAAAGTACTCAGGAATCCCACATTGCATCCTACAAAGGCGGTAAGTGGATCTTTGAAAACATGCAGCAAAGACAGTTCTTCTTCTTATTGTTCGAACAGTATAAAGCCCAGTTCGGTAAAGCAGTTAAAGCCTATAATAGAAGCTTGAAAGAGAAACCCCACCTGTATGAATTTAGATGTTTAAGAAGCAGGTTCTCTTTAAAGATTAGCAGGGTTAAACGCAGTCTTTGGCAATCAATGTATAATACGTTTTATGCTAGGTAATAAATAAAAAAGCAATGAATATAAAAGATGGATTAGCACTAGCTGCTGGAAGTTTAATGATTGGGTGGATGTTGGTACATGCCAAGCCAGACACAATTAAAATGCCATTACTGGCAGTAGATACTGTAGTAGTGGATACATTAATAGAAATTAACGTTAAAAATAAAACAGCTCTCTTTATAGGAGACTCTCATACGGCAAACCACCAATTTGGATGGCAAAAAATACTAAGCCAACAAGTTGGATTTACATATGGTAATGTTTCCATAGGGGGTAAAACAACCTCTTGGATGTTGAATATGGCCGTCTATAAAATGAATAAAGACATTGATTATTGTTTTATATACGGGGGTGCAAATGATATGTACTCCAATAATATAAAACCTATAGATGCGGTAGAGAACATTAGAGCAATTGCTAGGTTGGCCAAACACCATGGTGTAAAATGTATTGTGTTAACCGGGTTTGATGCTGGGAAATGCACTATAACTAGCAACAAAAAATATGCTGGAAGATATGCCGAATTCCAGAGAATTTTATTGCAGGAGGGGATTCCAGGGGCCACTGTGGTGGATACTAGAGTAGTTACAAGAACGGATTGCTGGGATGGTTTATGCCATATGACCCCAGCCGGACATAAAAAAGTTGCAGAAAAAGTAATCTCAGATTTAAATTTTGTAGTCCTAAAATAAACTACATAGTGGTCTCAAATACAAAAAAGCAGAAAAGGCTTGCTTCGTTGAGCCTTTTTTCGTATATTTATATTAAGTATGAGAATTAAAATGAGAATAACATTTTTACGTAATGTAGACTATTTATAATAAAGTAATACACACTCTAGATGGTAATTTACAAAACACTAAACATACTAAACGGAAAATATTATATAGGAATGGATACTAAAAACGATCCAACCTACCTAGGGTCTGGCACACTGTTGAATCAAGCAATAAAAAAATACGGCAGAGACTCTTTTAAGAAAATAATTCTAGAAGAATGTACTTCGGTAGAGCAATTAAGAGAGCAGGAAAAATACTGGATAGCTACCTACAATGCATGTAGCGATAGGGAAAGTTACAATATAGCAACAGGTGGAACAGGAGGGGATACCTTTACCTACAACCCGGGAAAGGAAGTAATAAGAGAAAAACTACAAGCAAGAACGCATACAGAAGCTACTAAGAAAAAGATTAGTGACAATAATTGGCAAAAGAAGCACGGTGGGTCGAGGCTAGGAACAAAATGGTCAGAGAGCCAAAGAAAAACAATGGAGGAATATTGGAAAACTAATCACCCAAGGAAAGGTAAAACACACTCCGAAGAGACTAAGAAAAAAATTAGCGAAACCAAAAAAGGTACAAAACTTTCAGAACAGACTAGAGAAAAAATGAGAATATCAGCAAATAAAGGAGGCACGCAAGCTAAAATAACATGCCCACACTGTAAGAAACAAGGTGGAAATACAATGTATAGATGGCATTTTAATAACTGTAAAAGTAAACAAAATGACTAAGCTACGCATCACACTCATCTCAGATACGCATAATAAACATAAGCAAGTAACCCACCACCTACCGGGGGGAGACTTATTAATTCACGCCGGCGACTCTACCTCAAGAGGATACAAGCATGAAATCCAGGAGTTTTGTAAGTGGTATGATGGTTTAAACAACTACACCCGTAAAGTCTTCATCGCCGGTAATCATGACTGGGGCTTCCAAGACAACCCTCAAGAGACCTTGGAGATCGTTAATTTCTATAAGAATATTGATTACCTACAGGACAGTATGTTCTTGCTCGGTGATGACTATGAGAGTGGTGTTAAGATCTGGGGCAGTCCCTGGCAGCCGGAATTTCACAACTGGGCTTTCAATCTCCCCAAACACGGAGATCAATTAGCAGAAGTATGGCAGAAAATTCCTACGGATGTGGATATTCTAGTGACCCATGGCCCGGCTTGCGGGTATTTAGACTGTGTCACCGGGCAGTATGATAATCTAGGCTGTGAGTTACTAACAGAAAGAATCAAGGAGATCAAACCTAAGATACATGTCTGCGGTCATATTCACACCGGGTACGGGTATACTTTTGACGGTAATACGCACTTCTTTAATGCAGCAGTCCTTAATGAGCAGTATGTTTATGCCCAGAAACCGCTGACTATTGACTGGGATCCTATAGAAAATAAAGTTGTTTTCCTAGATTAAAGTTCGTATCTTTAGAGTATAGAAATAAATACAAGTTATGAAAAACAAATTTTACAAGTCGCCAACCTTTAAAGAACGTTTA